CGGATCGGACATGCTCAGCGATTTGACTGTAGACATCACCAGGTATGTCATCGGCTGGCGTGTCTGATCGGATGAAGATCTTGGCGGAAACCTCTAGGTAGTAACCGGGCATGGACTGGCCGCCGCTGGTGCCACGGTAGCGGTCGCCACTGAGTCTCACGGGATTACAGAATTGCTATGGGATTGAGCGGCATGATTCGCGCTACGGTCCCGCAATGCAATACATCCTCCGCATCGGCCCGTGGCACATCGGGCCATTTATCACCCATCAGTCCGCCAGCCACTTTGCTGAATCGCACGGCTGCGACGATTACACCATGATCCCAATGGATGATCCGGCTGAGGCACCCGGCAAGATCTATCGGCTGCGCATGGCGCCGCTTGCTACCCCTTGGATGCCGTGACACCCAGATTTGCGTTATAACGGCCGCTCTCTGCATAGCTGCGTTCCACGGTGCCGCTCACCAGCAGGAACTTCATCTGCCCGATGCGTAAGCCCGGCCAGATCGGTAGCGGATGCAGGCGCCGCTGATTGCGCAGCTCCATGGTGAGCCTGCTGCCAAACCACCCTGGATCCGCCCATCCGGCCTCAGCATGATCCCATCCTTCGCGTGCGCGGCTCGACTTCAGGACAAACTGAGCGCCGACGTGATTGGGTAGGTTGAAGATCTCCAGCGTCTCAGCCAGAAAAAACTCGCCAGGCTGGATCCAGAACGGATCATCCTTGCTGTGACCATGCAATTGCACCTTCTGCAGCTCTGGTGTGCTGGCCACCTCCATCATGATCTGACCGCCGAGCGTCACGTCATAACTGGCTGGGTTGAGCTGCTCTTCGTTGTATGGCTGCAGCATTGAATGCTGCTTGCACAGCCGGCGGATCTCGTGGTCAGGTAGCAGCACAGGCGCTTAGTAATCCCAGATGACCTTAGGCCGCCCTTGCCGGATGCCGGTATGGATAAATCCTTTAGGCGCGCCCTTGCCGGTGCTGTATGGCCAGTGATTGATGCACCACTCCTGCAGCTTGTAGATATCGACTCCCTGGATGTACCAGTCCACAGCGCCGACACCTGGCGCGTTGTAAAGGTGCTCCGATCCAGATGCGCCGCCAACTGAGCGATTGACAGCCGATGGCCTGAATCCGCTGGTGATGATGATCGCCTTTCCACCGAATGCCGTGCGAGCGCGCTCCAGAAATGCCGCCAACTCCGCTGCTGTGTCCAGCTGATACTGATGCTGGAACCTGCGCGCCTCCTGATCCAGCGCAAACTCTCCGAGCCTGATGTGCGGCGTGATGCGCGCGGTAAATGAACTGTTGGGACGCAGCTTGGCGGTCTCTGGTTCTGCCGCGGCCTGATGCTGCCCCCAGAGTTTGCCTTCTGCCCTGCGGCGCCGCAGCAGCCCAGCCTCCACGTTGGTGCCAGGGTTGCGGTAGAGCTCGAATGCTGCGGGCACTGCTGCCCAATCACGATCGCGCAGGCACCTGCTGATCGTCTCAAATCCAGCGGAGCCGTAGAAGCCAGCGCCCAGGTTGTAGGCGAAGCTGACCAGCGCAGATCGCTGGTTGTCATCCATCACATTCCAATGCGGCACGGTGGTGCGCAGCTTGTCTGTGATGCGATCGATCTCGAGGCGCAGCAGCATGTCAGCCTCGATCACATTGATCTTGTCGCCGCGCTTCACGGGTGTACCGCTGCTGTAGCGCGTGGTGCCATAGCCGATCGTCCAGGGCTCACCACCGCTGAGCGGGTCAGGGTATGCGCTGAGGTGACAGCCCTCAAACTCCTTGATCAGTGCGATGGCCGCGGCCAGATCGGTCTGCTTGCCGTCTTGGCTCCAGGTTTGGAACCAGTCCCGATCGCGCCGCATCACAGCGTCGTAGGCATTGGCGGCCAGGTCAGCCTCTAGCTGCTGGATTGCTGCAGCCTGGTGCGGCTGGCCCTTGTAGTACTTGAACAGCTGTTGGAGTGTGATCGGCGCATCGTTCGCCATGGTTCAGCGGCGCTGCTTTGGGAACACGATGCGCAGCGCTTGGAAGATCAGCTGCAGCCAGCTGTTGGATTTAAGCGGCGAGACGGCGATCACCTCAGAGCCTGCTGCTACAAGGATGGCGATCACCGCAATGGTGCTTGCATGATCCATGGCTAGCAGGATGGCGGACGTGCTTCCAACTTAGAGACGCGCTGCTCCACCGTCGATATGCGGGTGAATGTCTCGCGCCGATCTTCCTTGATGTCTTGATGCAGCACCTCTAGCTGCGTAGCAATGTGCTCCACAGCTGAGGTGAGTCTGATTACCGCCTCGCGGGCTTCATCTGATTTGCGGCTGAAGCCAGCAGCACCCATGGCTGCAACTGAAATTGAAGCGCCAGCAATGGCGGCGATCACTTCGACCATGGCGCCATGGTGGTACCTGTTCAGCTTACCGACCTTGTCCGCGGAGGGGTTTCTTGCCGCGCCTACGTGGCCGTGACCGCTGGCCATAGCCTTGGCGCGTGGTCTTAGGTGGCCCGACATGATGCTCGATGCGAGCGGTGCCGGTCTTGACTTTTACTGCCACGGCAGACCTTGACCGGTGACGGGCTGACGCTGCTGATCCAGCTGCTGCTGGAGTGCGCCCTCGATCTCGGCAACCTTCTCGGCGCCGAAATGGTCTTTCACCCACTGCACGCAGGTCTCGGGTATGAGATCGGCGAAGGGGATCATGGCGTCGGGGTCAGGCTCCGGCAGGCCGATCGAGCCATAGGCGCCGGCGCTGTAGGTGCCGTCATGCGCCGAGATGGTCCAGTGGATCGTGGTCACTGCACCATCGGCGAGCTGGCGATCCATGTTGGCGATCGCCCAGGTGAAGGTGGTGGCCATGGGTGGGGTCCTGTGGTGGCAGCTTAGGTGTGGTGCAACCAGTTGAGTAGGCCGGTTGCCCGCCTAGTGACGTGGACTGGCCAACTTCAAACTTGAATCAAATTAGAAGTTGACTAGAGAAGGTGACTACTGGGCTTCAAGCTGCTCCACGGCACGACGAAGATCTTGCAGGATTTCAGGCAGGTAATGCCCGTCCCGCTCCATCACTTCTAGATGCTTCAGGGATTGCTCCTTCAGTGTTGCGGGTTTTGGACGGCGGGCGGCGCGGAAGGTTCTTAAGTCAAGATCAACCCATGACTCGGTTTTATAAAACTCTTGGAACCACTCGCAGCACGCATCCAATTCCTGATCGGCGCCGTACTGAGCAGCCAGCTTGGCTAAGCAAATGTCGTCACTACCGACAACTGCACCGGGACCGCCGTAGATCTCATCAGTCCACTGCTGCACCAAGGCAATCGTTACGTCCAGATCGGAACTCCTAATTTGGGGATTATTAGGAGATGATTTGGAGTTCAGCGCCCAGTCGATGCAGAGCTTGGCAAACGTCTTGCAGTAGCCAGGATGACCGCGCTTTTGGCTGTCTACCCTCGCTTGCTCGGAAAACTTTTTGAGCAGGTGCGGCGGTGGCACCTTCGAGTAATCTTCGTTGGTCATGGTTTCTAGGGAACTGTGGCCAGGGGCAGGAGGTGCAAACTCGCTGCCCCACCACTATACGCTTGACGCGGGCGATCAGACCATATTGGTGACATCAACAAAATGGTCTAGTGAGTAGGGCTACTTGCCCCAGCGCTCTAGAACAGTACGAGCAAACTCAATGCAAGTAGGAGTTTCCGTGTCACCTGTTCTGTAGATCAGATCAAAGAGTTCAAGAAGTTCTTTGTCGGTCGGAGGTTGAAGGTCTGTTGTCTGCATAGGTCTAGTTGCTTTCAAGGGCTATAACTTTAGCCTCAAGGGTTTCGATGCGAAGCTGTGCTTCTTGGAGAGCCTTAATTGCCATCCACATCATTTGCTGATCTTTGACGCCGAGCTTTTCGGGCTGGTCTTCGGTTGCCTCTTGGAAGACGGTGATCACTTCCGGGCAGCTTTCGGCAACCTGCTGGGCGATAACGCCCATGTTCAGATCCGCATCATCGGGCTGATCCTTGTAGCGGAAGTTGACGATCTCCCACTCTTTTAAGCAGTCCCAAGTGCTAGCGGCAGGGGCAATGCCTTTCTTGACGTTGCGGTCGGAAAGGTTGACGTTGTTCGCGCTGTAGTTCTGTATGCCACCATTAGTAAGGATGGTGGTACGGTTAGTTGCGCTCCCAATGCACTGAAGGAAGTAATTAGTGTTGCTATTCTGATCGTTGGCCGTGGTGATGTTGATGCCGTATTGCTGGCCGCTCGTTCCGTTGTGAGCGACGTATAGAGCCTGGCTGCCATCCTTTACGCATGTAATATCTGTTCTGCCCTTATTATCTATCCTCATCCGCTCCGTCGGGCTGCTCGCCCCGTCGGCGGTAGTGGAGAACACTAATCGTCCCGGCATGTCGTTAGCGCCGGGGGTGCCGTCTACTTGAGCAGCGATAGCTGCTGCTTCAACAAATTCGGTTCCATCAGATGCTTGGTATGAAACTACTCCAATAAAATCTGAATCATTTACAATAGCTGTTCCGCCAACGGCAGATCCGCGAGTTTTTCCGAGAAATAAATAAGGTGGACCCGAATTAGCTTGGTTTCTAATAATTGATACAGAAGAGCTACCAACTGAGACTCCTTCTACTTGAAGATTGCAATCAGAACCTGTTGTATTAAAGAAACTTCCTCGGCTAGTAGACGTGCCAACTAACAACCTGCCGGAGCTGTCAATAGTGGACCGCAAAAGTCCGGTAGTGTAAAATTCTAAATTATCAGAAGCGTGGTTATAACCGACAATACCTCGGTATGGCTCCGTCCCGGCTGTTCCGTCTGCAAAATAAACCGCTGAATACGAACTAGAACCTGCTGCAATAGTGATGCCTTGATTGCCAGAAGCGCTGCCAACAACTAATTGATTTGCGGCAGAGCTATAGCTTCCAGGCGAAGTAGTGCCAATCCCTACGCGGCCTCGATTAGAGGCAAGAATCACATTCCCGTCAGTGCCGGTCCCTCCTTTTTGACCGCCGTCAATAAAGACATTGCCGCCATTTGCAGTGCCGCCCCATGAAGGGTCTTGACCGCCAGCTTCAAGGTAGAGAGCGCCACCGTTATAGTTTGTTTGCCGTGTGTCGCCGGCCTGGATGTAGAGGGGGCGCCCACTTTCAGCCTTGGTATTTGGCTTGATATATGGAGCAGCGGATGAAAATAGGAGATGTCCGTTGATATCAAGAATCGCCCCTGCCAACACATTCCCTGAATTGTCTTCAGGTGTTTCAGCACCAGGGCTACTAGTGCCCAGCCCCAAGCGGCCACTGGAGTCCAGGCGCAGGCGCTCAGTTCCGCCGGTGGCCACGGAGACCTGATCTGCACCAGGGCTGTAGATGCCGGTATTTGGATCCCCGGTGAAGGTCAGCGATGGCGCCGTTGCGCTACCGAGTGGATAGCTGAAGCGCTCGCTGCTAGTCCACGCATCGGTGGCGTCAACCCAGTTGATCGTCTTATCGGTTGCGCCTTTTAGCGTGATGCCACCACCGTCGGCTGTCACATCAGTCGGGCTAGTGACATTGCCGATGATGATGTTCTTGTCTTCAACCAGGAGATTCTCCGTGTTGATCGTGGTGGTGGTGCCATTCACGGTTAGATCACCGGCCAGTGTCAGATTGTCTGACCAGCTCACATTGGTGCCATCAGTGACAATCACCTGATTAGCAGTGCCATTCGCCAGCTTGCTGACAGCGATCTCGGCGCTGCCGCTGATGTCTGCATTAACGATGGTGCCATCGGCGATCATCGTGCTGGTAACGCTGCCGGTGTCGCCGGTGGTGATGACGGTGCCGCTTGCGTTGGGCAGCGTGATCGTTCGGTCGGCAGTGGGATCACTGACTGCCAGCGTCGTTTCAAAGCCATTGGCGGTGCTGCCTTCAAAGGTCAGGCTGCCAGTGGTACCGATCTCAAGGTTGCCCGTGATCGTCAGATTGCCGCTGCCATCAGGAATGGGCAGATAAGCAAGGCTGTTCCAGTTGGTGGTGCCGTCACCAATCTTGAACTTCTTGGTGTCTGTCTCATAGCCGATCTCACCAGATAGCAGAATCGGATTGGCGGCTGTCCAATTTGCAGCGGTATCTTTCCGCTGCGCCATCTGTACGCGGATCGTAGTTGCAGTCATGATTCAGCACCACCAGCTTGAATGATAAGAGTGGCAGCCACTGCCGGATCGGCATCGTCTGCTTGCAAGATGAATGGCGCGGTGCCACTCATTGCGTAGGAGGTGAAGGCAGCCTCTGCACCAAGCGCAGCAGGTTCGCCCACGAGGGTGTAGAGCAGGAAGTTGCCGATCAGTGCGACCAGCTCAACGGTCATATCGGTGTAGACGCCACGTTGCACCTCGTCTGGTTTGGCGCCATAGCGGTAGAACGCATCAGATGGCACTACATCAGCGCTGCCCCATAGGGTGCTTGATACCGTGAAGGTGCGATGACTGCCGGCCGCGTCGACGTAGTGATCACGGATCAGCGTGGCCTGAGCTTCTGTCAGGTTGGTGTAGGTCAGCACCAAGCGGTAGTTGCTTTGCCGCAGGCTGTGCCTGAACAGAACGGGCGCACCATTGATCGTGTCCTCAACGCTGACATTCAATCCGCCAAGGTCATAGCTGAAACCAGCAGGTGATAGCGATGGGTAGGCGTTCATATCAGGTATGGCGGCAGGAGCTGCAGCTCTACTGTGGCATCAGTGATGTCACATGACTGCTCGATCTGCGGCGGCGATAGGTAGCGCCATAGATAGCCTGATGGAAACGTCAGGTTTGTGGCGATCAGAACTGAGCTTGGCAGATCAAACGGCTCGAAGATGCCATGCAAGCTGTAATGGCTGACGAGGTTGAACGACTCGGCAGATGTGAGCCGTGTGAAGGTCATGCGCAGCACGTGGCCAACGCTTGCATTGCTGTGGCGCACGCTGGATTGATAGCCATCCAATACGGCGAATTCACTGCTGGCATTGGTGCCAGGCGTATAGGTGCGACTTGCTGGTGATAGCGCGGGAAAGGTGGCCATGGCTTAACTTGTTTTCGTGAAGGATCCTGTGATCGTATGTTGCGTGCCTGAAGGATAGAAGCATGACATGGTTATTCCACCCAGGTAAGTTACTGATATGATCGAACCAGTCGAAGACTTTCTGTAGATGTAGAAACCGCTTCCGCCTCCCGAGCAAGGCACGCTTGTTCTTGTTATTGTGGCGTTGGCGTTAAATTTCGACGCGCTGCCTTCTATTGGGTTTCCAATGATCACGTCGCTGATCGTATCGGCGGCAACGGTTAGATACTGTCCGGCCGACAAGGTAAATGTCTCTGAAACATTTGTTGTTGCAGATGTGTACCCATCTGTCATGACGCCCGAATAGCCCCATGTTCCAGCTGTTGCAATAACCGCTGGCGTCTGTCCCAGTGTTTGCGGAGGTCCCCACCCATCTGGTGTTGATGGGTCCTTGCATCGGCCAGTCGCAACGATGTAATGATCAATTTCGTTGGTTGTGAGTAATAAATCCCACGATCCAGCAATCGGTTGGTCTTGACAGGCAATATTGGTTTCTACTCCTGTGTTTTTGTTGATCTTGCTCCAACACACTTGGCCAGCACAAGCAAAGTTGACCTGTGGCACTGATAGTATGTCGTCAACTATTGGCACGTCATCAGGACCTGTTGCTCCATCAATCGGCTGCTTGGGGATTGGTTTTTCAAGCGGATCAGCCGGATTGTCCCATCCGCCGATTGGTGTCTGACCGCCACTGGACTCGCCGGGAGGCTGCGTCACATCAGGACCGATGGGCGGGCTGCCGCCTTCTGGCCATGTTGATTCAGTCGGTGCAGGCAGATCAACCGTGGCATCGCCTATATCAGGCGTGTCATCAAACGCCGGGTAATCAATGCCGCCACCACCGACTGGCGTGTTGTCTGATGATGAGTTGTCGTCGCAGCTGTAATCACTGCGGCCTGCTGCGATCGTGATACCTGGCGCTGTTGCAGCTGCCACTTCAAGCGCCACCAAGCTGCGGCCTTGTGAATCGATCGGATAGTGCGTCAGATCAAAGACGCACGCACCACTCGCCGTTTTCTCAATCCGCTCGACCTCATACAGAAAGTCGTGATAGTCCAATGCTGCTAGCGCTGTCTCGCGGCGCAGCCTGACGCGCACGATATCGCCCAGTGTCAACGTGCTGTTGTAGCTGGCAGGACGCACTGTCAGCCTCAGCGTATGCGTGATGTATTTGCGTCGCGCCAAGCGGTACGCGCCAACCTTGACGGCATGTGTTTCGCTGGTGCAGTAGCCGCTGAGGTCATACTGCTCAAACGGACCAGCTGATGCTTCGCCGGTATAGCTGATCTCAGTAGTGCGCGCAAATCCAATGTCAGAATCTGGTTGCTGCCGCCACATCATCTGCAGCGTGACAGGCTGCCGCTCGCTCAGAGGGATGTATTGGATCTCGAAACCATCCGGTAGCAGGTGATCCTCAGTGAACGTGAACGACCATCCGATGGCAGTGGTCTTGATCGTATGGTTTGCATTCACCGGTAGCCGTGGCTTAAATCCGAACTTGCCGTTCAGCTCCACAAGGCGCAGCAGGTAGTCGTTGCTGATCTGCTCGAGCCATTCGTCAAGGTTCAGGCTCTCCTGAAACACGCCATTGAAATGCAGCCCATTGGTCTCGGTGAAGTTGGCCGCGGCCAACATCTGCGTGTTGTCGATCAGCGTGCTCGGGATCCGGCCTGATTGATTCATCAGGTAAATCGCCAGATCAATCACGTTGTTACTAGGTCCCAACGTGCTATCAATGATCCGCGTGATCTGAATGCCTTGACGCACGAACACATGCAGCTGATGCTCCCATCGTTCGCTGCCATCCACGAACGTGTTCACATAGCTCATTGTGGTCATGTCTTCATATCGCCCTGATGTGCCGCAGTAGTAAGGGCACGCCCATGGATCCTTGCCGGATACGGTGGTGACGAAGTTGCCGGGCGTCCATGTACCGGCTCTTCGGTCATAGGTTTGATTCCAAGTGCCTTGGCGGCATGGCCCGACGAAACAATCCTTGATGGCGATCTGCGGCAGTTCGCCTTCACTGAGCACCACCATTAAGCTGACGGTCAGCGCATTGGTGGTGCCATCGTTCTGATAGCGCGCTTCTGTTGCGCCGGGGCTGACCATGACGCCGCCATTGTTGGAGACGCGGCGACAGAAGACGATCGGTACCGGATCGCCGATCTTGTATGCGCGCTGCTGGCTGGTCAGATCATCAGCGGCTTGTGCTGCTGCCTCGAGTAGTGGCGGATCAGCTAGGCCGCTTTGGTAAGCCAAGAGCGATAGCGGATCCGAGATGTTGAGGCTCATATCCGCAGTGGCGACCCGATCTGATAGGTGGTGAACTTACGCGGCGGCACCTGCGCGCCTACTGGTGACAGGCTACTGCCAAGCTCCACATCAAGCCGTGTGAAGCTACCAGAGACATCCACCACCTCAGCGGTGTAGCTGGCGATCAAGTCCTGCCCAGCTTGCGGTGCGGTGTTATCCAGTCGGCTGTCAAACTCATAGATCTTGAGCTCGCAGAACCGGCCGTAGCTCAATGCGAGCGTGAATGCTTGCACCACGCTGTTGGTGGCTGGCACTGTGATGCTCACCGATTTGCCGCCACTGGCGCCGGATTCAATGATGCCGCTAGCGCT